TTGTATCGCTCACTTAACAGCAAAAAATTGGCTGGTTTAATTACTGATATATATTCTACATTTGGTGATGAAGACTCGGGAACAAAAATTGACAACATTACGTCTTTATTGAACTGTCAATATGAAAACATTTTGAAAAAAGCTGATGGTACATATGACGAAGATGCAATTGCTAGACTGGAGCCCGAAGCTGCTTACAATGAAGTGGTTGCCTATAGAGTAGAAAAAATTAATAGAACTCCATCTGGCGATTCTGAAACTCCCGGCGTGATACAAAACTTTTGGATATATCCCGACGTTTCACAGGAAGAAATTGCGTTATTGGACAGTCAAGTTAAGTATGATACAAACTACGAATATAGAATATACGCCTATTATCTTGTAAAAGGTTACAAGTATAGGTATTCAAACTTGCAGTTGAGCAGAATTATTGGACAAGTTAGTAAAGACGGCTATGCAGGTCCAGCAGCACTAGGTTCAGGTTTGGACGGTGGACCTCCAGATCCGCCCATTGGTTACTGCATAGAATATTACGATCCATATACAGACAGAGCAATACCCGATTATCTTGTTGCAGATCCGGACACATACAACGTATCAAAAGAAATTGAAGATAGTATTTCTACACTTAGTGGAGAGTCACAAAGAATAGGACTGTCATCCATCAGCGATGAAACAAATAAGTATCCTCCATATGTGGCTCAGTTTAACGTAACGCTACAGCCTTCGTTGAGTATTATAGAAGTACCGTTATTGAGAAAAACATATAAAATTCTAGACAACCCACCAAACGATTTGGATATCATACCGGGATATACTCTCAAGAATGATAATACGATAACCTTCGAGATAAACTATCAGACCTTTAGTCCACACAAGTACCCAAGAGCAATTAGTGAGAATGATGCATCCAATAGGATGGATTACATTAATGCGAATGATATATCTAGCATTACTAGAATTCAAAACGAAACAGTGGCATATCCAAAAGAAGTCCTTATCTACAGGCTCGATACCAAGCCAAAATCGTTTGAAGATTTTGCTGCCTCAACTCCGAGAACAGTTTCGCTTAAAATTGAAGGAAGCGATTTTGCTTATACAACAGCTACTTTTAATGATATTATTAGATCGAACCACAAGTACTACTACTTATTCAGAGTTGTAAATGACAATGATATAGCGGGTAATGTTAATACGATAATCGAAGCAGAACTGGTCAATGATGGCGGATATAAATATGGAATATTTGATACGCTTTTTGAAGAGGATCTGATAGAGAAAGAGTTTACGTTCCCGTCCACATCTTTTAAAAATATCTTCCAACTGTCGCCAAACATGTCGCAAGTTATGGTTGACTCAAGCCAAGTAAACTTCCAAGACACAGCCAAAAATCAATATGAGAATATTAAAGTTGGAGTTGCGGAAGATTTGGTCTGGGGTAAAACTTTCAAGATTCGCCTAACATCAAAGAAAACCGGCAAAAAAATTGATTTGAACATTACTTATAGTGACCCTGATATAAATTTAGAAGAATAAAAAAACCAATACTATTTATTGAGAGAGGAAATTAAATGGCATTTTTAGATAACTCTGGCGACATTATATTAGACGCCGTACTCACAGATGTGGGTAGAAAGAGAATGGCTGCTGGTAACTTCAGAATCACCAAGTTTACTCTCGGTGATGATGAGATTGACTACAGCCTGTATAATAAAGACCATCCATCTGGTTCCGCTTACTACGATCTGGAGATTCTGCAAACTCCAATTCTTGAAGCGTTTACTCAGCCGAATGCCAGCATCAACTACGGTCTTGTGTCATACACTAGACAAGACTTGCTTTATCTTCCCTCTGCCATTATTAACGAGAAAACATTCAGCCCAAGAATTGCGTCTCGCTCCACAAGCAAGAACGTTTTCTTCTTGGCTGATAACACAAAGACAAACGCGCAAGGTGTCCCGACAAGCAAGGTCATGACCGCCGACTCTAGTGTCCCAGAAGCAAATATCTTGATTAGCTCAGATACTGCTGGCAGGTTCGTCATGATTGAGACCGGCATTGACACAACTGAGCTTGCTGCATCATCAGTCAACCAAGCAACATACATCACATCTGTCGGCTTGGCAGATAATGGTTTCTTGGTCCGCTACGACAACAGATTCATTCAGTCGGTTCTGGGTGCCACCGCAGGCTCTCAGTTTGCAAACGGAACTCAACAAGGCGCATCTCTCCAAGTTTCACTGGCTGGTGCTGGAAACGCTAGAAGGTCGCCTTCTTTGACAAACTACAACGAGGCTACTATCGGCGCCGCAGTTAACAGAGTATACTCTAACATTGGCGCTACTGGCACGACAGTCGATTCGAGCACACAATACTCAGCAGTTACAGGACCAAGAGGCTCTTTCACTGCGCTTAACTTCTTGATCAGAGGCGATATCACCCAAACAGACTATGTTAAGTTTGGTACCATTTCCAATGACCTTTTCGGTGACGGAACATTATACGACTTTATTGACACAACAGTCTATGTACAGGGACTTGCGAGTAACGCAAACGTCCAGTTGCCGGTCAGAATTATCAAATTGGCTCAGACATAAACGGAGAAAATGAATGCCTGTTTCTTATGAACCCTTAAACGTAAACACAGATGTAACGACAACCAAGACCAACCTCCATGAGGTTATTCCCCTGACGGGTTCGATCATCAACAGTGGTACGTACAACAACGAAAACATCAAAAACTATACACACGGCATGTTTCAGTCTGTGTTTGACTATCCTTATTTGAGTTCTTCTGCAAACCACATTTTCGATCTTACATGTGGATACGATGAGAGTTCAGCACTTTCTGCATCTACAAATGTTCAGAACAACAAGAAGATCAACATGTACAACCAGTTCTCTCAAGTTCTGCTTGGCTACACTGGCTCTGCTAACACGGTTAGATTGTTTGAGAATGACTTGAAGCTGGATGGTACTGGCTCAATGAAGAACGTCATGGTGGTTTCATTCTCGCGTTTGATCACCAAAGACCAAATCAAGAAAGGCACCTTCTCGCTTCAATTGGGCACTGGACCTTGGGGCGATAGACACTCTGAGACGGTTACTCTCCAAGATGTTAGCGCATCAACAAATGGCGACGGAACAGCAAACACTATTGGCGGTGACTACGGTGTTCTTTATGCAACTTCCGGACTTGCTACTGGCTCTGTTCACGGTAACGCTCATGGCATCGTATTCTACCAAGCTGGTATCGCAGTTATTTCCTCGTCAGTCTTTGACTTGTCGGCATCTACTGGCTATGGTCAGTTCGCTTCTGGCGCTGCGACCGCATTTACGTCTTCTCTTGGTCCTGCTCTTGGTTGCTCCGCTTCGATCGCTACCGGTTCTATCTCAAGTTCTGCCGATGCACTGAGAGAAAGAGTTACAAACCTTACGTTCAACAACTCGACAGAGATAAACTCAACCATCTATTTCTGTAGGCTTCCTGTCAATAAGTTTAACTATAGCGCAAACCCAACGTATCTTTCCGCTAGTAAGCTTAGAGTCAAGAATGAAGCAGGGGACTTACCCGTGTCATATGTGACTACTGTTGGTCTCTACAACGCACGTAACGAACTTCTGGCAGTTGCTAAGTTGTCAGAGCCCCTCAAGAAGACCCCACAAAACGAGTTGACGATCAGAGTAAGATTGGATTACTAAAAATGTCTTTCCGTAAGTTTGGCCCAAATGATATTGTGCTGAACACAATGAGGGCGTTTCCACAAGTACGCTTTGATATATACAACTTCGGCGTATACTACAACAATACGCCACATCAGTCCGGCGCGTTTTCCGATAACATACTTGGTATAACATCTAGTGCTTCAGGTGGTATCAGTTTAAACGAGTACAACATAGACCGTCAGGGTACAACGACACTAGAAACTGACGGTACTGCAACAACAACTGGACAAAACCCGCCGATAGTTCCATACATCACAAAAGATTCAGCCAGAGCATCTTTTAGGACAGTTGGTAAAGTATCATATAATAACGAGTTTCGCTATGGCGATACGATATTTTCGAACTATCCAATGACTGCCTCTATAACACGAGAATTCATGTCTCCTAATGCAGGAGCCAGAGATCCGGTTGTAAACACATACAGTAACGCCGAATACGTAAGTGGTGGTGCTCCAGTATATCGTCATTTCTATGCACTCAAAAATAGACTCGATAGCTACGGCTACATGAGTCAGCATTATGTTGTTTCTTCCTCTCTTGGTTGGAACAAGGCTGAACAAGCGATAAATATGATTAGTATCCCATCTATATTCTATGGTTCAAGAATACAGGAAGGTTCTGTATCTCTTAGATATTATGTTAGTGGTACGCTACAAGCAGAGTTAAGAGATGCAAAAGAAAACGGAGAGTTGATACAGTACTCAGGAACTATGTCTTCTGCAAACGATGGAGATGTAGCAGGTGTGGTACTTTATAACGAAGGCATCATTCTCCTCACGGGCTCTTGGGAAATAAATGACCAAGAACTGCCGTTAATTGATGGCGCTTCTGGTGGAGATGTGGTAACTTCAAAGTGGATCTATTTTGGCTTTGGTGCCAACGATGTTGCTGTGCCAGCCTCCAGAGACGCTAACATTGCCTCAGCATCATTCGAGATATTGTTTAACGGACAGACTGAGACACAAGTTCAAACAATGTTTGCGCACGCAAGAAGAGGAGAAGTGAACTACTCAAACAACCCAACGTTCTTACAGTATGGTCAGGATCAATTGTTTACAACAAGTTCAATGGTATACGAAGAAAACCCGAACAGAAAAATAAAGAACACAGTGTCTTCTAGTTTCGCGACATTCGATGCGCCTTTCAAAAGACAAGTATACATTTCCAGAGTCGGCATATACGACAAAGACAAAAACCTCATTGGAGTCGCAACGTTAGCCGATCCGATCTTAAAAGAAGAAGGTGATGATTACACCTTTAAGTTGAAGTTAGACATATGAAAATACCAATAATAATAGTTTCCCCAAAGTTCACAAAAGCAATATCATGGGTTGTTGATGTAGCAGCCATAACACTGTTTCCATTCATTATCAGCAAAGAAGAGATGCCGGAAGACACTTTACGACACGAAAGCATACATATTGCTCAACAAAAAGAGCTACTTGTGATATTCTTTTATTTGTTATATGGTTGGGACTACTTGAGAGGCTTCATGAAACACAAAGATAAAGAACTGGCTTATCGCAGGATCCGCTTTGAGCAAGAAGCGTATGCACAAGAAGCAAACAAAAGTTATTTAGAAAACAGAAAACCATATAGTTGGCGTAAATACAAGGTATAAAATGGTTTTAGGAATAGATGTAAGCACAAGCATTACAGGCTTTGCTGTTGTCGCAGATGGTCAGTTGGTTCATTATGACTCAATTGATCTGAGAAAGCACAAAAATGTTTTTGATAAAGCAATAGCAATGAAAGAAAAGATACTAGACTTGTACGAGATGTATCAACTGAGTAATGACGAAGACTATTCAGTTGCTCTTGGACAATCAAAATATCCAATACAGCACATTTACATCGAACAGCCATTCACATTCTTTAACTCTGGCGGTTCTTCTGCCGCAACAATGGCTACGTTACAGAAGTTTAACGGCATTGTTTCTTGGATCGTGTATGAAGTGTTTGAGATTCGCCCAGAATACATCGGAGCGACTGCTGCCCGTAAGGAGGTCGGCATTAAAGTTCCGAGAGGCCAGAAGGCAAAACAAGTGGTGTTAGAGCACTTATTAGAAAACGAGCCGGCATTTAAAATAGAATACACCAAGCAAGGCAATCCAAAGCCAGAGTCTTACGATAGAGCAGATGCAATTGTGATAGCACACGCTGGGTATAAAACAGAAACAAAAACTTCTTGACAGCACAGCCTTTGTGTGTTATAGTTTAAGTGACTTTTCATCAGTAGGAGAAAAAATGAAAGTACAAAATGGAAATAGTGTTAGTGTCCACTATCGAGGAACACTTAGTGATGGTACTGAATTTGACAACTCGAAGACTAGAGGACAAACTCTTAATTTCCAAGTTGGTTCAGGACAAATGATTGCCGGTTTTGACGCCGCGCTTGTTGGTATGTCTATCGGAGACGTAAAGAGCGTTAGTTTGAGTGCCGACGAGGCGTATGGGCAGCACCGCCCAGAGGCTGTTCAACCAGTTCCAAGAACTGCATTCCCACCAGAGTTTGAGTTTATGGTTGGCGAAGTTGTTCAAGGCAACGGTCCACAAGGTCCATTTCTCGCTAGGATCTTGGAGGAGCAGGAAGAGGAGATTGTTCTTGATTTCAACCACCCTCTTGCCGGCGAGGAACTCAACTTTGAGATTGAGCTTTTGGCGGTCAATGGCAGCGAAGCCACCACTGGCACCACTTGGGATTCAAGTATGAAGAAGGCTGAACTGCTCGATGTAGCGAAGGGTCTTGGACTTGATGTTAACACCAAGTCTACAAAGGCTCAAATTATCGAAGCACTTGAAGCACAATAAACGTAACAATCTGCCGCAACCGCGAGCGCCTCTCTGATGTTTACACACGGAGGGGCGCTTTTACTTGACATCCCTATCTTCAGATGTTATTGTAAGGATGAGGGCACATGAATAAGAAAGAAGCGAAGAAAATATTACATGAAACGCTTGGAAACTACATCGACAAAGGGCACGAGCTTCTTTTCAGGTGCCCTTCGTGCAATCACAGAAAGCATAAACTCGCTATTAATTTGGATAAAAATGCTTTTCATTGTTGGGTTTGCGATTATCGCGGTCGTAATATTAGGCGCGTTGTTAGAAGTTATGGTTCGTATAACCAACTACAGAAATGGGACTCAATATCGGAGCGAAGTGATCTTGAAAAATTTACTGAACTCTTTATGGAAACAGAGTATACAGAAGACAAAAGCAAAGTGGAACTCCCAGAAGAATTCACAAGCCTCTGTAAAGACTCCATCCCAGCCACCGGCACATATGCGCTCCGATATCTCCAAAAGCGAGGAGTAACAAAAGAAGATATTCTCAAGTGGAAGATCGGCTTCTGCTTTAGTGGAGAATATCGCAATAGAATTATTATACCCTCTTTTGACGAGGATGGCGACTGTAGCTACTTTATCGCCAGATCCTATACAGGTGATAGCTATAAGTATAAAAACCCACCAGCGTCAAAAGATGTGGTGTTTAATGAACTATTTATTGACTGGAACAAAGACCTAATACTGGTCGAAGGAGTATTCGATGCCGTGGTTGCAGGAAATGCCGTCCCGATACTTGGCTCAACTTTACGTAAAGGATCAAATCTCTTGCGTCAAATCGTCAGAAATGACACCCCGATCTACATCGCCCTTGACCCAGACGCAGCAGAAAAAGAACGCCGGATTATTAAAATGCTGTTGGAGTACGATATCGAACTTTATAAGATCGATGTTTCGGGCTACGAAGACGTAGGTTCAATGCCCAAGCAGGTGTTTGAGCAAAGAAAGAATAACGCAACCTTTATCGAGAGTGATAACTATTTACTGCTAGACTTATTGTCTGCGGTATAAAGATGCCTTATTACAAGCGAAATGAAAAATGTACTAACGCCTCTGGTGAGCCCGGTAGTTTCGTAACCATCAAGAAAGACGGTGGAAAACGTCAGTGCTGGAAAAATAAAGCAGCCTTTGAGAGAGCCCAAGCCGCTAGACACGCCAAAGGAGTTGCAGAAAGAACAATGCGTATTACAGAGTCAAGGTTAAGAGAGATCATTCGCGAAGAAGCGGAGATCAGATATTTAAAGCAAACAATTTCCGAAGTAATTGATGAAATGAATCTAAACCTGACGCAAGAACAACGTCAGTTATTAGAAGAAGACATTATAGACTCACTTAAAAAGGCAGCAAGAAAAGCAAGACTACCTCTTTTGGTTATGGCTGCGTTAGCATTTGGAAGCCAAGTAGCAGCAGACCTCCAAGACTACGAGGGTGTGGGCACTACAGTAGCGGCAGCACAAAAGATCAGTAATGCTATTGATGCTTCACAGAATATTTCCCAAGCACGTGCAGACGCTATCGAAAAGGCAATTGAAGCCAGTGCTCGGGAAGGAGAAATCTCTGCCGACCTACAAAAAGGCGTCAGCGCAGACACCGCTAAGGACATCGCGATGGACCGCTTAGAGACAGAGTTTGTACAGAAAGGCGCAGTAAAGAGCACCGGACAAGCACAAGCAGGACCCGGCGGAGCCCAGTATTTGGTTTTCGTACCATACGACTCATTACCCGATGGCTACAAAGACACATTTACCAGAGGTGCCGAGAAAGAGGATCTCAAGCAATACTACCAGACAATGGATATACAAGATCTCAAAGACTTAGTTACTGACTTTAATTCTTGGGGCTCAGAGGGCTCGGGACAGTTCTATGATTCTGAAGTAGGTAAGCTTCTTCCTGCATCTTGGTCTATCGCATACAAAGCACTTCAAGATAAGACAGCCGAACGCGGCGCCAAAGGCAAAAGTCTTGCGAAAGAAAATGCTTGACAGCCACATTTGGTAGTGATATGTTAAAAGCGTAAGGAGGGACTTATGCAGAGTTATATTTTTAAAATACTAATTCTTCAAGTCAGTGTTCTATTAATTAGTTTTTGCAGTACCCTCTTTTTATGCAAAGCAATTAGTTAGGAGAGTTTGTGAGCATCAAGATCGCGCACGTATCGGACATTCACGTCCGCAAATTAAAGTACCATAAGGAGTACCGAGCAGTATTCGAGCAGTTATATGAAAAGCTGCGAGAAGAAAAGCCAGATATCATCGTAAATACAGGCGATACCTTCCACACAAAGTTGGATATGTCGCCCGAAGCAATTAAGATGATGAGTGATCTATTCGTAGGTTTAGCAGACATTGCGCCTTACCATATGATCCTCGGCAACCACGATATGAATTTAAAGAACAGTGGTCGTCTTGATGCTATTTCGCCCATCGTAGAATATCTTAATCATCCAAACATCCACTTCCACAAGTATTCAGACGTTGTGGAGGTTGCTGATGGCGTTGATCTACACGTATTATCTATTGTTGATCCAGAGAACTGGAAAACAGAACTACCGCAAGACCGCGTAAACATCGCGCTTTATCACGGATCTGTTGTTGGGTCTGTAACAGACAGCGGTTGGATGATGACGCACGGCGACATCTCGCTTGATGAACTTGAAAAGTATGACTATGCACTGCTTGGAGACATTCACAAGACAGATCAAAAGGTAGATAACGACGGCAGAGCAAGATATCCCGGCTCGCTTGTGCAGCAAAACCACGGAGAGTCTAACGACAAGGGCTATCTTATTTGGGATATCCAAGATAAGAATGTGTGGAACACGCGACATGTTTCGCTTGTAAACCCAAAGCCGTTCATTACTATCGAACTTACTCGCAAAGGCAGGATGCCGAAGAACACAGAGATACCAACAGGTGCTCGTTTGCGGTTAGTTAGCAACAACAACCTACCACTAGACGTAATGCGCCGTGCAGTTGATATTGCAAAGCACAGGTTCCAGCCAGAGACTATATCGTTTCTTAACAGAGCGTCAGGTGAGCGTGGTTCTGTCGAGGCTTTGACGGATGAACTTGGTAATGATAACCTTCGCGACGTTGCAGTGCAAGAAGAACTTATCGAAGAGTATTTGGTAGACTATGAAGTTCCAGAAGCGACAATGGAAAAAGTCTTTGAACTAAACAGAAGATACAATAAGATCGTAGAGGACAACGAAGATGTATCAAGAAATGTTAATTGGCGCCTTAATAATTTTGAGTTTGATAATTTGTTTAATTATGGCGACGGCAATAAAGTCAATTTTGAAGAGTTAAGCGGCATCGTCGGCATCTTTGGAAAGAACTTCTCAGGCAAGTCGTCTATTATTGATGCGATCTTGTGGACGATGTTCAACTCTACATCAAAGAATGAGCGCAAGAACTTAAACGTTATCAACCAAAATAAAAACTATGCTTCCGGCAAAGTTCAAATTGATATCGGAGAAAAGACTTATACTATTGAAAGAAGATCCGATAAGTATACAAAGCGACTTAAAGGCGAAGAAACACTAGAAGCCAAGACAGATCTAAACTTTGAAGTTTATGATAATGTAATGGGCGAAACTCAGTCTTTAAACGGCTTGACTAGGACACAGACCGATGCAAATATTCGTAAGCATTTTGGTACGTTAGACGACTTCTCTGTTTCTTCTTTGTCGTCCCAACACGGTGCCCTCACGTTTATTGACGAGGGCTCAACACGACGGAAAGAAATTATCGCCAAGTTCTTGGATCTAGAATTCTTTGAGCAAAAGTTCAAACTTGCAAAAGAAGACTCTGTTGATCTGAAAGGCGCTTTAAAGCGGATGGAAACAAAGAACTATGACGACGAGATAGAAAAGCACACGGAAGAACTACAAACCGCAAGAGAGTCATTAATTCAACAACAAGAAACTTGCGCAGCTTTGAAGAGCACGCTAGCTACTTTAAATGAAGACTGCGGAAAAACACAAAAGATAATTGACTCTATTCCAGCAGAGATCATAGACATTGCTGCTATCACAACCGAGATCCGCAGCAAAGAAAATGAAATAACAGCGTTGGATATAAAGATCTCCGAAGACGAAGGAACATTAAAAACAAAGCAAGGTGTATATCAAAAGGTTGTTGCATTCTTAAATGAGTTTGAGTTAAGCAAGTACGAAGACTTACAAAAGCAAATAACCGAACACCAGTCAGAACTGAAAGCACAAGAAGACCTTCTCGATAAACTTCTAGAAGCACACAACAATATCTTGAAGAAAGAGAAACTTCTACACGAGCACGAATATGATCCAAACTGCAAGTATTGCTGTGATAATGAGTTTGTTAAGGAAGCCCACGAAGCCGTCGCACAAAAGAATTCTGTTGAGACACAGCAAGCACAAACATTAAACAACATCAGCAACATCACAAACCAAATAGAAGCACTTGACCCAGTTGATGTCGGCAACCAACTTGATAGATACTCTCGGATGGAGGACAGCAAGAATACCATCACATCAGAGATAGCAGATCTAAACTTGGAGATAGAAAGAAACAAAAACTCTATTCACAAGATCGAGGCTTCACTGACCACTCTCCGAGCCAAGAGAGATGAATATGAAGAGAACAAAGAAGCAATTGAAAACCTTGAAACGCTATTGTCTCAATTGAACGAATGTCATTACAAGATCAAGCAAACAAATAATGAGATCGATAAGTGTGAAGTAGCAACGCTTGACTTTGTAAAAGCAGTTGGCTCTCTTGAGCAAAAGGTAGAGAACATTCGAGAGCAAAAGAAAGAATACACAGAACTACAACGAGAGTTCTCTGCATATGACTTGTTTATGCGCTGCATGCACTCAAACGGTATTGCATACGACATTATCAAGAAAAAGATACCCGTCATCAACTCCGAGATAGCAAAGGTGTTAGCAAATATTGTAGAGTTCGAGGTGTTCTTCGAAGCATCAGGAAACAAGTTTGATATCTTCATTAAACACCCGCGTTATGATGAGCGTCCCATTGAAATGGCTTCGGGTGCAGAGAAATCATTGTCTGCAATTGCGATACGTCTTGCGCTTCTAGGTGTATCGTCGCTACCAACTGGTGATATTTTTGTGTTGGATGAACCCGGAACTGCATTAGACGAAGAAAACATGTCCGGCTTCATTCGGATTTTGGAATTGATCAAAGTGTATTTCAAGAACGTTTTGTTGATCTCCCACCTTGATTCGCTCAAAGATTGTGTTGATATGCAAATTGTGATCGATAAGGTAAATGGCTATGCAAAAGTTGATGTTTGAGACTAATTATTGTGATGAAAAAATGTAACAAATGCGACAAAGAGAAAAGCAGCGCGCAATTTCACATTAAAAGAGCAGCAAAAGACGGCAGGGCATCTTTATGTAAGGAATGTGTTAGTCAACAAAAAAAGGATCACTACATAAACAATAAGAAACACATTAGTGAAAAAAAGAAAAGATATTATCAAGAAAATAATATGCTCCTTAAACAAAGACAAAAAGAGAATTATCGAAAAAACAAAGAACATATCTTGGAGCGCAATAGAGGATATTATTTTTTAAACAAGGACAAAATAATATCTCAAAAGAACTTCTATGAGCAAAACAGAAAGATGGTCGATACTGACTATAAGATCAGAAAGAGAGTGTCATGTGCCGTTCGTCAAGCACTGAGATCACAAAACACAGTTAAAGGCGGCAGCACCTTCGAGCACCTACCATATACTCCACAACAACTAAAAGAGCACATTGAAAACCAATTTGAACCTTGGATGACTTGGGACAATTGGGGCGAGTGGCACATTGATCATATTATTCCGCAATCGGCTTTATTGTATGATAGTTTAGAACACCCGAATTTTCAGAAATGCTGGGCTCTTGATAATTTGCGTCCTTTAAAGGCGGAAGACAATTTAAAGAAGAGCAATAAGATTATTTAATAACTATTTATTGCTAAATAGGAGAATAAAATGTCTGATAATGACGACCCTAACGAATTTTCGTTCCTGCCTCCCGCAGAGCCACCACCCTCCTTTAATCAGGAGAAAGACCACTATCACGAAGAAGTTGAAGCAGAAGATTTCGGAATGGTTGAGGACTTCGGATTACAGATGGAATACTCTGATGAAGATCTCCTCCCAGAAAACACTGCGCCTTCCTCTCTGAACGTGGGCTTTGTTGGCGTCGGCGGTGGAGGCAACAAAATGGCGAATGCGTTTATTGAATTAGGTTTCAATAAAACGCTACTCGTAAACACAACTGGAAAAGATATTCCAAAGAATGTTGAAGAGGATCACGTCGTTTTGATTCCTGATTCCGACGGAATCGGCAAGAATGTAGAATACGGAAAAGAGGTATTAGCACAAAATGGAGCAATTGTTGAAGATGCTCTCCGCATCAAACTTGGTAAAGTTGATTGGTTATTCGTCCTTGCTGGCGGTGGCGGTGGTACCGGTAGTTCTGTTACTGCTTTACAGCCTGTCTTTGAACGTTACTTACGCTCTATTCAAGCAAGCGGTAGAGTCGTATATGTAGTTTCTTGGCCAACAGCACAAGAAAACCTCAACCCCACTATTGCTCGCAATGCCTTGACGCTCGCAAATGATGTTGCAAAGTATCCGCACATTATTCTCGACAATGAGCGTTCTACTCGTTTGCTTCGCGGCAGAATTGGTATGCTTGGTATGTATCCTGTCGCCAACACACAATTTGCTAAGTCACTTGCCCAAGTGCTTAAACTCTCCTCAGAGGACTCACCGATCCAATCTTTTGATAGTAAAGATCTGGAAACCTGCTTGGGCAATGACGGTCGTGCCTTCATGGGTTCAACCATGATAAAAGATCCAAGCACTGGAAAGCTTGGATCGGTGATCCTCTATAATTGTTTCAATAGAAGTGCGTGTCCTCCGATTAAGGGAAAAGGGAAGGCGGGCTCTCTTGTGCTGGTAATCTCGGAAGAGATGGCTGCTGATCCAAAGATTAGTAAGAATATTGAATCAGCAATTTCATACATTGGAGGAAGGTGCGAGACACTCTTCTCTGGTGTTTATGTGCGTAAAGCGGTTCCCGGTCTTATTGCAATTGTAACAATGACGGGATTGAGTGATGGTTGAGAAGGCGTGCATTAAGTGTGGAATAACAAAAACTGCCGATAACACACATAAGAATAAAAAAGCCAAAGATGGATTGGCATCAAGTTGCAAAGAATGCAGAAGAAAGTATTTGGCACAAAATCGTGAAAGGATCGCAGAACGAACACGACAATACTACAAAAAGAACACAAAGAGGTATCAAGCACTTAGAGAAAACAACAAAGAAGAGAAAAAGGAATATGATAAGAAAAGGTATTCCGACAATAAGGCTGAGATTTCGGAAAAACAAAAAGAATACTACGAAAAAAATAAACAAACAATTCTCCGCCGAAGCGCGAAGAGGCACAAAGAACGTATAAATACTGATCCTGCATACAAATTGAGACACAATGTTTCTCGTATGGTGAGTCTTGCTTTGCATCGTGGCGGACACACCAAAGGCGGCAGCACCTTCGCCCATCTCCCATATACTCCACAACAGCTTAAAGAACACATTGAAAACCAGTTTGAAGATTGGATGACTTGGGACAACTGGGGCGAGTGGCACATTGATCATATTATTCCGCAATCGGCTTTATTGTATGATAGTTTAGAGCATCCTAACTTTCAAAAGTGTTGGGATCTTAAAAATCTTCGACCTTTATGTGCGAAAGAGAATATTTATAAGAGCAATAAGCATTGATTGCGATACTAAGTATGAATGGATTAGCAACATAGGAGAACCAAAATGAATTTATGGAATACGATAAAGGGCTGGTTTTCGGCTCCTAGCACTGATGAGTGCTGTGCAGAACCACACGAACACGTAGAGGCCGCAACAACCGAACCAACTATGGAAGCAACACCTGTGGAAGTTGAAGAGACTCCGGAGCCTGAAGCCGTCGCACCCGTCGCAACTGTTGAGGTTAAGCAGCCACAAGCAGCCGCAAACCCAGCAATGATTGGCGAGATGTTTGCTCATATGTGCAGAGAAGCCGGCGTCAAGCAAAGATACTTAGACAGCACAAATGCCGTCACCTTATTCCAAGAGTGGTATACAGGTGAAGCAAACGAAGAAGACATTAAGGCAGCAATATCGGAGTTTAAGAAATTGAACCCACCGGTTAACGCCAAATTTCAAGGAAAAATATAATGCAAAAGTTATTTGAAGACTGGAGAAGGCACATCGACGAAGAGAACGTTGAGGAAGGTATTGAAAACATAACACCTGAAAACCTCACTATTGTTCTTGATGCGTTTGAGAAGTTTCTTAAAGAGCCAGCAGTTATGACCGCACTCTTGGGTGGTGGTATCGCCGCAGCAGTGAAAGTAATTGAAGACAAGTTCGGAACTACAAAGAGCCCAACTAGTCCAACTCGTCCTGCTGAGATGGACAGAACCTTGGAAGAACAAGAGAAGAACAACCCTTATGCTATTTGCACAGCATCTGTTGGTCGCGACGATAAGAAAAAGTACGAGAAGTGCGTTAGAGACGTTAAGAGACAAAACAGGAGCAAGTGATGATGGCGAAAGCAGAAGCGTTTATTGACTCTTGGTTAGCAAAGTTAACGTCTCGCAAACTGATGGTCTGGCTTACAGCGACCGGTCTTACTTTGGCTGGTCACGTAACAAGCGAAGACTGGGTTATTGTCTCGGCTATTTATATTGGCGGTCAAACGGTCATTGATGGAATAGCCCGACTTAGAGGACACAATGGTTAAAAAGCAAATACTAGAATTTGCATTGAAGAACTGGAAAGCAATACTCATAGTGTTGCTTTTAGTCGTTATAGCGATGAAGTCTCGCCGTGACTATGCCCTAATGCAAAAAGCATACGACACAAGGGTTCAGTCTTACGAAGCACAGATCGAAGGACTAAAAGAGATCCACAAACAAGAGATCCGAGAAAAACAAATACTAATTGAAAGTCATCTTGAAAGGATCGCTGTAATAGAAGAAGAATATGAACAAGCCCTTGGAACACTTGAAGACACAAAAGAAAAAAAGAAAGACGAATACACTAAAAAGTTCCATACCGACAAAGAGCAGATAATTAAAGATATAGAAGCAAAGTTTGGTATTAAGTATGCTCGTTAAATTACTATTAATGCTTTCAATGACTGCCGAAGCAACGGACTTAGGAAAGTTTACAATAGTAGAATACAACCAGCCAACACCATTTGCTGGCGTGCTGTTCGACGAATACGCAACAGCAAAAATATTATCAGACTACGACACTGCTTTATATGCGTGTGATATCAGAACAGAGTATCAGTTGAAGATCCAAAAAGAAGAATACGAATTTAAGTTGGAGAACCTGAGAATAGAAAAAGATGCATTAACAAAAGAATACAATTTGTTTATAATGCAAAAGAACACAGAGATAGACGCGCTTGCGGAAGCACTAAAAAAAACATCTCCCCAATACAAATGGCTGTATTTTGCTGGTGGGATCCTATTTGGTACTGCAAGTTCATACGCCGCATATAGAGCCCTTAAATGAATAAAGACCCTAACCGCATAGCAGCAGTTGAAAAAGCAATTGCAGAAAAGTATGGCGACGAAACAATAGCCAACCCTCGCGCTAACTGGGATGAAGAAAGAGAAAAAGACTACCTACAACAAATGAAGGAGTTCTACAAAAAAGTTAACAAAAATGAAGGGTTCCAAGAGAAAATAGATATAAATGGTATAAAGGTTACAAAAAAACTACTTAATAGAGAATCTCTAAAAAGTTGTCCTGTCTGTGGGTCTTTCCCAAAGAAATCAATGGATGATGTCTGCTTCGTCAAATTTGATTGCTGCCATCGCTGCTACATTCAATATGTCGAAGATAGAGAAGAGAGATGGCTACAAGGATGGCGACCAAATGAAGATAAGCAAAGCGAAACTTAAAGAAATCATTTTAGAAGAAATAAAAGAAGCATGCGGCGGAAACATGCCAATGCAAATGCAGTCACCTTGCGCTGATGACCACGAAGCATCGATGGCGAAAGCAGACTTACACAAGTTAGCAAACTACGCAGCAGAGTTGGAGCAAATGATTCAAGACGGCGAAGAACTCGAAGGCTGGGTACAAGCAAAGATTACAAAGGCGGCAGACTACATATCTTCCGTCAAACATTATTTAGAATATGAAAAAATGAGAGGACATGAATAATGGCAACAGTATATGAAATAGTCCAAGGACTTTCACAAGCCGCAGCAAATGCATATGACGGCGCTTTGGATGAAAGCGGAGAGCCAGTAAAGGCAGGTCTCCAAAGAGAAGAGGGAGATCCCATTCTTGATAGAAGAGTCCTCGATGGCTTTAACGTTAAATTTAGCGGCAACATGATGTCTCTTAGTTACATGTCGGAAGTTCAACTTAAAGAAGTCCATGCAAATGGTTTCGAGCAAGAAATTGAGCAAAGAATTGCAGACATCGCCTCGTTCTTAAAGAAAGAATACAAAAAGATAACAGGCGAGTCAGTCAGTCTTACTGCTGAGGGTGAGGTTGATATGATTGTTCAGACCACTTCAAAGGTTAGAAGCTGGGTTCAAGCAAATATGACTTATAGAGTTGGCGGACTGAACGAAGAAATGGATAACGCCACAGGCTCCAAGGCGCCAACTGAGTACTGGAAAGACTTCATGTCTCAAGGCGGCTGGAATGGTGACGGTGGAAAGCGTCCACAAAACGATACCAGAAAAAAGGAATCGTAAAATGAAAGTCACCGCTAACCAACTTCGCAAGATCATTATCGAAGAGTACATCAAAGAAGAACAATTAACTGAAGCAGATCCTAAAACAATCGAAGATCTTCTTAAGCAAATTCAAGGCGACAAATATCGTCCACCCGAAGAGCGCGATCCTGTGCGCTACAAGAAAAACTTTGGCGATACTGCTGCAATGGAAAAGCCGTTCCGCAAACAAGCCGATGATACGTTCGCTATGGATATGGACGACGACACAGCAACCACACCAGTTGCTGATGAGCCGGCAAGCCCAGAAGAACAAATTGCAGCCATCGTTAGTGGTATGGATGCAGAGGCTGTTGCCGAAATTTTCAACGCAGTTTTCTCTAAGATGCAACCAGATGAAGAGCCTGCACCCGAGACTCTTTACAGCCCCGGTGCAGAAGGCAGACCAGTTGCCGGTTTCAAACTTGAAGAACTGAAACAAATGATAAGAGAAATGCTAGCAGAAAATGTATGAGTTTCCAGTTAGACAGAAAACAACAAGTCAAAGAAATACTCAAGTGCGGTAAAGATCCCGTTTACTTTCTAAAAACCTATGCCCGTATATCTCACCCGATGCACGGGCTTATCTTATTTGATACATATGACTTCCAAGATGTCCTGCTTCAAGACTTCAACGATCATCGTTTTAATGTTATCTTGAAAGCACGTCAGTTGGGTATTTCCACCATTACTGCTGGATACATTACTTGGCTTATGCTTTTTCACAGAGATAAGTCTATTCTTGTTATGGCTACCAAGTTTGCTACTGCTGGTAACTTGGTCAAGAAAGTCAAGAACATTATGAAGAACTTACCGCAGTGGATTCGTATTGCTACTATCTCTGTTGATAACCGCACGTCTTTTGAGTTGTCTAATGGCTCATCTATTAAGGCGGCATCAACCTCTGGCGATGCTGGTCGTTCTGAAGCACTATCTTTGCTTGTGCTTGATGAGGCAGCACACATTGAAGGTCTTGAAGAACTATGGACTGGTTTGTATCCCACGCTGTCTACTGGTGGTCGCTGCATTGCGCTTTCAACGCCAAACGGTGTTGGTAACTGGTTTCACAAAACTTGCACCGACGCAGAAGCAGGCGCCAACAACTTTCATTTAACAACGCTACCTTGGGACGTTCATCCCGAGAGAGACGAGGCTTGGTATAAAAAAGAAACCAAGAACATGTCCAAGCGTCAAATAGCGCAAGAGTTAGAATGCAACTTCAATACTTCAGGCGAAACCGTCATTGACCCCGAGTGCATGGAATGGCTGCTCACAAAAATCAAAGAACCAAAATACAGAACTGGCTTTGATAGAAACTTTTGGATATGGGAAGAGTTCGATCCTACTTGCAATTATTTAATGGTTGCAGACGTTGCTCGTGGCGATGGAGCAGACCACTCCACATTCCACATTGTTAAACTAGAAACGTTAGAAGTTGTCGGAGAATATCAAGGCAAGCCAACACTAGACATGTATGCTGATATATTAAATCAAGTTGGAAGAGAGTTTGGAAATGCTATGCTTGTCGTTGAGAACAACAACATCGGCTTTTCTGTCTTAACAAAATTAATTGACCACGAGTATCCAAACTTATATCACTCTATCAAGTCAACACACGAATATATAGAACAACATCAAGCAGAGGTAAGAAACTCTGCTGTTCCGGGTTTTACTACCTCCATGAAGACCCGACCTCTTATCGTCGCGAAATTAGAGGAGTTTATCAGAAATAAACTAATTACCATATATTCTACTCGTACTATTAACGAGATGAAGACTTTTATTTGGAGGAATGGTAAACCACAAGCAATGAAAGGATACCATGATGACCTCATCATGGCTCTCGCAATTGCTTGCTGGGTTAGAGACACAGCATTGCAAACAAGCGCCCGAGAATTAAATTATCAAAAGGCTTTTGCTGATGCTATAATAAGCTCGAAAACTACCATGAATACACAAGTTAAAGGTCAAACAGGCTACAAGAAAGATAACATTT